CCGGTATACACCGGACAGCGCGGAACGGATACAAGAGGATGTTTTGTGCGCGTTATCAAGCCTGATGGTGAAGTTATCGAGGGTACAGAGGTAACTATCGCAATGGCAAAGTCAGAAGGCTGGATGAGCAACAGCAAGTGGAAGAATATGCCCGAACAGATGCTTGCATACAGGGCGGCAGCATTCTTTGCCAGAGTGTACTGCCCTGAGATACTTATGGGTGTTTCGGTAGAAGGTGAAGTTGAGGATATGCAGCCTTCACAGCCGCAGAAAGCACCTGATCCATTTAAAACGGAGGTAATTGAATAATGAAAAAGTCGGAAACTATCAAGAATATAATAGATCTGATTATCGAGTATACGGGAAGCGAAAACTTCGCGGAACTTGAATGGCTTTTCAGCGAACTGAGCACAGCAAAAATAATCGAGGATAAGGAGAGTAAGAAATGAGGACCACAAAGATAAAAATACGCAACCTTTTCGGCATCACAGAGACAGAGCTTGACGGGCGTTCCGTTGAGCTCACAGGCGCTAACGGAGTCGGTAAAACTTCTGTCATTGATGCTTTAAGATATGCGCTTACAAATAAGTCGGACAGGGACATCATAGTTCGTCAGGGCGAAAAGGAGGGCGAAATTCTTATCGAGACTGACACAGGTCTGAGTATCGACAGAAAAAAGAGAACGGAGCAGGCAGACTACAAGTCTGTAAAGGAAAACGGAAAAGAGGTAATGGCTCCTGAGAACTTCCTCAGACAGCTTTTTACACCATTGCAGCTTGATCCTGTTGCGTTTACGTTAATGGACGCCAAGTCCAAGAACAGAGCTATCCTTGATCTTATAGAGTATGACTGGGATCTGAATTTTATCAATGACAAGTTCGGTGAAATACCTTCATGGATCAACTATGAGCAGAATATCCTCGAAGTTCTCAGTGATATGCAGTCCGAAAACGGACAGTGGTTCAAAGAACGCCAGAACGTAAACAGAGATATCCGAAATAAACAGGCGTTCATCGAAGATATTGCCAAGGATATCCCTGCGGATTATCAGGCTGAGAAGTGGGAAGCTTACGACCTCGGAGCAGCATATAAGAAGCTTGAACAGATAAAGGAGCATAACAGCCGTATCGAAAGGGCGAAGCTTTTCCGCAGCAGTTATGACAGCAAACTCAGAAAGCTGGAAGCTGACAAAATGATAGAGATCTCTGCTGAGGAAAAGGCAATATCCACAGAGCGCGAAACGCTGTTATCTGATATTGAGCGTATGAAGGCTCAGATAAAGGCAAGCGAGGACAAGCTTGCTGGACTGTCAGGCAAGCTCGAAGACAAAAAAGCACTTGCTGAAAGCCGTTTCAACGAAGCTAAGACCAAGCTTGATGCGGATATGAGCGTTGCTGATGAATATACCGACAAACAGCCTATCGACTTTGCTGAGCTTCAGAAAGAGGTGGAGAACGCCGAGGAGATGAAGCGACACCTCAATGAATACAGCAGAATGAAAGGTATGCAGTCGGAGCTCGAAGAGCTCAAGGCTCAGTCTGATGAATATACACGAAAGATAGAACTCGCCCGAACTCTTCCCGGGAAGATACTTGAAACAGCGAAGATACCGATAGAGGGCTTTACTGTTCAGAACGGTATACCTCTTATTAACGGTCTGCCTGTTGCGAACCTGTCGGAGGGTGAGCAGCTTAGCTTATGCGTAGATGTGGCAATTTCCAAGCCTAACGGCTTGCAGGTCATTCTTATAGACGGTACGGAAAAGCTCTCTTCCGAGAATCGTGAAAAGCTGTATAGCAAGTGCCACGAAAAGGGCATACAGTTTATCGCTACGCGCACGACAGACGCGGCAGAAATGGAGGTACATTACATATGATCCCTCATTCCCTGACAGCTGAAAACTATTTCAGCGCCGAAAATAACATGAAGTATATGAGCTGCTCCCAGTTCAAGAGCTTTCTCACCTGTGAGGCTTCCGCTTTGGCGGAGCTTCACGGCGAGTATCAGAGAGAAGTCACGGACGCTCTGCTGGTCGGCTCTTATGTGGACGCGCATTTTGAGGGTACTCTTGACATTTTCAGAGCACAGCACCCTGAGATATTCACAAAGTCGGGCGAGCTGAAAGCTCAGTACCGACAGGCTGAGTACATGATACAGCGAGCGGAACGCGATAAGCTTTTCATGCAGTATATGAGCGGCGAGAAACAGAAAATAATGGTCGGTGAGATAGCAGGCATACCTTTCAAGATCAAAATAGACAGTTATCATGAAAATAACTGTATCGTTGACCTGAAAGCTATTAAGGATTTTAAGCTTATATGGAATGTCGAAAAGGGGAAGAAACAGCATTTTATCAATTACTGGGGTTATGATATTCAAGGTGCTATTTACCGCGAGGTCGTCCGTCAGAATACAGGAAAGCAGCTGCCCTTTTATATCTCAGCTATAACAAAGGAAAAAGAGCCTGATCTTGATGTACTCTGGGTACCGGATGAGGATATGGATAACGCCCGTGAGGAAGTTATCAGTCTCGCACCGAGATTTCAGCAGCTGAAAGACGGGACTTTACAGCCTCAGCGTTGTGGCGATTGCGGTTATTGCCGTTTCACGAAAGTGCTGACCGAGCCTCGGAACTATCATGAAGACTGTGAGGTGTACGAAGTTGAGCAGCAATGATGAAAAAAAGGACTTCATGAAGAAAGTAACGATCCTTGTCGATACCAGAGAGCAGCAGAACAGCCATATCACGGAAGTTTTCAGCAATCTCGGAATAATGTACAAGTCTCAGAAGCTTGATTTTGGCGACTATAGCTTTATCGTTGACGGCAAGGACTTCTCACGCTCTTGTGTGGTAGAGCGAAAGACTGATATCAATGAGGTATACGGCAATGTCACAGGCGACCGCGAGCGTATTGAAAAAGAGCTTGATACAATATCGCGGAACGCTCAGCAGTGTACATTCATGCTTGAAAAATGCTCAGGCTGGGAGCACCTGAAAGGCTTTGAACTGTCGGAAATGCAGGCAGGAAAGCAGGGGCGCAAGGTCTGCAACATCGGAGCGACTGTATACAGTACTCTGCAAGCATGGCGCTGCGGCAACAGGTACAGCTTCAGTGTTGAATTCGTCCCCGAGACCAATAGATCAGCGCTGAAGATACTGGAAGTGTTCTTCTGGTATTATCACAACTACAAGAAACAGACCGCTCCTCGCAGGTGATCAAATGGGTAAACGTATCCCTATGGATCAGGCTATGGAAGCCGTAAGGATCACACCGAATGACTCTATATATGCCAAGCAGAACAAGTACGGCTACAAAATCAATGTCAATCACCCACAGATACAGCCACTATATGAGAGATACAAAGAGCATATCGGTGAAAAAATACTATCTGACAGGCAGAGACTGAATTTTGAGTGCCTCATATATCAGATGATAGAAAGGAAGAAAACACAGCATGAATAAAACGGTATTAGTCGGCAGACTCACAGCAGATCCCGAGCTCAGACAGACACAGAGCGGCGTTGCTTCATGCAGATTTACAGTTGCAGTGAACAGGCGCTATGCCGATAAGTCCACAGGCGAGAGACAGGCTGACTTCATCACCTGTGTTGCATGGCGTCAGACAGCCGAGTTTGTCAGCCGCTACTTCTCAAAAGGTAAAATGATAGCAGTTGAGGGCGAACTGAGAAATAATAACTATCAGGACAGGAATTATCCTGATGTTACGCATTATTGCACCGAGGTACTGGTGGATAATGTTGAATTTTGTGGCGGCAAAAATGACAGCGGCAATGGCAGTACAGCTCCTACACAGTCACAGCAGGCAGCTCCGTCGCAGGAGCCTGCGGCGAACTTCGGAACGCTTTCAGATTTCGAGGAAATTCTCAGTGATGGTGATGTTCCATTCTAAGGCGGTGAAAATGTGGCAAATCCGCAGATCAAAAACGGCTATACACGCATAGCAAATGAGCTATTGGAAGCAATATGCAGACTTGATATATCGGGAAACGAAATGCGGATACTGCTTTATATTATCCGCAGGACTTACGGATTTAATACAAGCTATGCGGAGATACCTCTTTCAGATATATCATGTGCTGTAGGTATGCGAAGGGAGCATATCCAGAAGGCACTGAAGAAGTTATCAGGCAAAAAAATTATAGAGGTTCGCACCTATGGTGGCAGTAAGTCGCAGACAATTTCGGTTATTAAAGATTACCAGAAATGGAGCGTTGAAACTTGTGCAACTTGTCTGTTGCCAAAATCGGCAACTGTTGCCAAAAACGGCAACACTACTGTTGCAGAAATTGGCAACACTACTGTTGCAGAAATTGGCAACACTACTGTTGCAGAAATTGGCAACAGTACATATAAAGAAAAGAAAGAAAACTTTAAAGATAGGGAAATAAAGCCACCTCTCCCTGAGCATAAAGGTGAAAACAGCAGGGCATTTGTTAATGATGATAACTATAAAAATCTTGCCTCAGAGTACGGAGCAGACGTTATCGACAAATATATTGAGCGTGCAGATAAGTGGGCGTTCAAGAAAGGCAAGACGCTTGGCGAATGCACTGAAACTCTTCGCAAATGGCTGGAGCAGGATAATGTTCAGAGAATTGATCCTGATATCGAAAAATACAATTCGGTTATCAATCAATTTTTGCCGCTATAAGGAGATGATGATGTGAAAGCAATCGATTGCAAAAAGTGCAGAAGCAATATCCACAAAGAGGAGAAGGAATTGTTCCTGAAAAGTCAGTATGCAATGTTGAAAGACGCAGCCTATACCTTCGCGTGCTATGCGACGGTAGCTGTCATTGCTGTACAGGTAAGAAGGGGCAGATCGAAGGACTACATCCAGAAGCTCTTTGATGAGATGGTCGCTATTTACGATATGCCGACAGTATTCGGCAAGGAGCTTAGAATGACCGATCTCATGAAGCAGTTTGAGAAGGACTATGATATAGACTTCCGGAGGATAAAGGTCCACATGGAGAGCGAAAGCGAATTCGTAAAGGGAGTGATGTGATGAGTATTCAAGAGTTACTCAAGCGAGCAGTCGAAACTGTCGAAAGGCTTGGAACGGCGGCTCAGGACTGCAAGACCTGTGCAAGGCTTCCGTTGTGTAATGCTTATAAGGACGGCGACTCATATCAGGGATGTTCTTATCAGTGGGCACATACCGAGGAAGCTGAGAAGATGATAAATGAAACATGAGCAGTTATGCTCTCAGCAGATACACTGTCTGTCCTGCCCTTTGTCGGTGCTAAGGACAGGCAGGGACTGCCATGAGATAAAGGAGGATATTATGTTCATAGACGATAAATGGTACACTGAGCCTGAGCTGGCGGCATATATCAAAGAGCTCAAAGCTCGGATAAGTACCCTTGAGGCAGCACTCGAAAGGTGCAAGGAGGAAGAGAATGAGTGATACAAAGTGCTGTGAAAACTGCTACTATGGTGAAGTTTGGGCAAAGCGTGAAAGGCTTGGCATTCCTTGCTGTGTGATATGTTGGCTAAGAAGTAATATGTTCAAAGGTAAATTTGAACTGCACAGCAAAGACGATAAATGCAGGAAGTGGAGGGCTGAAAATGACGATTGATGAAGCAATTGCTCACTGCCTTGAAGTGGCGGAGAGCTGTGAAGAACAAGCGAAACAATGTGATAGTGATGATAGGTATGAACGTCATGTTATGCATGAGAATGCTGAATGTGCCGCAGACCACAGACAGCTTGCAGAGTGGTTGACGGAGCTTTCAGAAGCAAAGCGACTTCTGAAAGCAGCGGTGGAGGATATTAGGTATCTGATTAATCACGCCAAACAGAACGGGAAAGCCTGCGACCGCTGCAAATATGGTAACGAGATGTATTGCTATGCTGATGATTGTAGCAATGATGCTAAGTGGCAGCACGAAGCCGAAGCCTTAAAGCTGATAGGAGGCGAGACAGAATGAATGATCTTGACGAAGTTATAAAGCAGTTAGAGGATCCCCGCGTTGACTGCATTACTTTTCAAAATAGCGACCTTACTGCATGGTTGCGAGAGCTGAGAGACGCACGGGAACTGATAAGAAGGCAAAGCGCAGCAATCGAAAGCCAGGCACGATATATTGAAACGCACATAGACAGAAGTTAAAAAGGAGAACTAAAAATGGGAATTTTATCACAGATAGATGCTGAATTGCAGAAGGATTTACTTAACTTTGTTAAGGAACAGGACGAAAAAAGCAGAAACGGAAAGGTTGTTTTTGGCGATTATCTTTTAAATGACCTTTTGAAAATGCTTATCAGTGGGAAATGTAAAATAACTGGTACAGTTACGGACCATGGAAAAGGCAAGCTGTATGTTGAATACAGTTTTAAGGACGGTGATACAGAATGATCATAGTAATAGCAGCTATTATAATAGCTCTTGCCTGTTACCTCATGGGCTTCTGCATCGGTAAGAGGTACGCCGAGGAGCAGTTCAGGGAGCTGAGGGGAGAGTTGGAAACGGAGGAGCAGGATGACGGAATTTGAACTTCGCAGGTGGCTCAACAGAGCTTTCTACGCTGACAAGAAAGCAAAGGCGCTGGATATGCTCGTACAGCAATGCAGAGAACGCGCCACGGGACTTGTAAGAGCAACCGAGGGTAATGACAAAGGCAGGAGCAGCACGTCGAAAAACGGCACGGAAAACGCTCTCATACAGCTCGCGGAAATGGAGGACAAGGCAGAAAAGCTCAGCGCCGAGGCTGTGAAGATCACTGCCGAGATCTGGGAGGCTATCATCGGACTTCATGATGATGACCTTGAGGCTGTGCTTATCAACAGGTATATCCTCTTCCAGACCGTTGAGCAGACGGCAGAGAACATGGGATATGATCCGAGGACCATAAGGAGAAAAATCAAACAGGCTCTTGAAAAAATGTCCGCAAATGTCCTTGTTTGTCCGCTTTAGTATGTGTTATGATGTATACATAGAAAGCAGGCGAAACAACGGGTTGGCTTTCACGCGGCAGGCAATAAATCGTCTTTCAGTTGCTCTTGCCGCGTGCGCCTTCGCCTATTTCTATGAGTTTTACAAACATCCCTTTCACACAGCCGGGCATCTTCCCCTTTAGCTCGGCTGCTCTTTGGCAGGTTAGAACAGCGGCGAGTTCGCAAGGCTCATAACCTTGAAGTCGTGGGTTCGATTCCCACACCTGCAACCACAAAAATTCATTTTATAATATCTCCTTAAGAAGTACCGTCGCAATAGTGGCGGTATTTCTGTTATATTCTTAAACTAATAGGCGCATAGGGGGAGGGTACCCCTTCGATTATTGACTGTGGACTACACACCGTCACTGCTCAAATTTCTCGCGGAAAGGAGGAGAAAACATGGAATATGGTATTGAATACCTCAGGTCAAAGCTGCGCACTAAGGCTCAGCGGGTCAACCTAAGGTACAAGTATTATGACATGAAAAGCACCGTAAGAAAAATAACTGCCCTCATACCACCTGAGTTCAAGACCGTGGCATACTCACTTGGTTGGTGCGGCAAGGCCGTTGACAGCATAGCAGACAGAATGTTCTTTGATAAAATCGAAAAAGACGACTTTATGTTGAACGAAATATACAGTCAGAATAACGCAGATATCCTTTTTGACAGCTCTATTTTATCAGCGTTGATCTCGTCGTGCAGCTTCCTGTACATAGATAAGGACTATGACGGATATCCAACTATTCAGTGCGTTGATGGCGGTAATGCCACCGGCATAATCGACCCTGTTACGAATATGCTCACAGAGGGATATGCAGTATTAAAGCGAGCAGACAACGGTGAGGCACTGTTAGAAGCCTACTTTAAACCTGGTGAAACAGTGTACTATGAGAAGGGCAAATCAGAGCCTGTTGATGTGCTGACTCACAAGGCTCCGTACGCGCTTCTTGTTCCGCTAATCTATCGTCCAGATGCGCGCCGCCCATTCGGGCACTCAAGAATATCGCGCAGCTGCATGGATATTGTTCAGTGCGCACTTCGCACGCTCCTTCGTACTGAGGTTGGAGCCGAATTCTACAGCGTTCCGCAGAAGTATATAGTTGGTTTATCCCAGGACGCTGAGTTCAATAACAAAGCTGCCACACTTTCAACCTTCCTTAGTTTTTCTAAGGACGACGAAGGCAAAGTCCCTTCACTCGGACAGTTTCAGCAGCAGAGCATGGCACCGCACATCGAGCACATGAGAATGCTCGCGTCAATGTTCGCGGGTGAGACAGGACTTACCCTTGACGATCTCGGCTTCTCGACGGATAACCCTCAGAGCTACGATGCTATCAAGGCAAGCCACGAGCAGCTCCGCCTTAGCACTCGAAAAGGACAGCGGAACTTTGGCGTTGGCTTTATCAATGCAGGTTTCCTCGCTGCGTGCATACGTGACGACACTGCGTACGAAAGACGATCTTTCGCAAATGCGAGAGTATCATGGGCTCCAATATTTGAGCCTGATGCTTCGGCTATCGGTGCTATTGGTGACGCAGTATATAAGATCAATCAGGCAGTACCTGACTTTGTCGGCGAAAATACTGTCCACAAGCTCACAGGCTTGGAGAGTGATGCAGAATGACAGACATCAAGACGCTTATTGAAGCACGTGCCGCATCGGACCCTCGTCTGAAAGCTGTGCTGAAGAAAATCAAGGAAGGCACAGCAACTTTCAAGGATACAGCATACTATGCTGAAGTGTATTCAAGCATTACAGGCAAGGTATTCAGTGCAAATGTCCTTGATCTTGTGGAAACTGAGCGCGAAGAGGTATGTGAGGAGCTGCTGCGCGGCAACTATGAGGAGATCAATAACATCTGTGCTCAGGTGCAGACAGCTCTTGACGAAGCAGCAGGCATACATATCAAACCGCAGCGTGCAGCGTTCCCGGCAGACCGTGTTGACCAGATCGCACACTCTCTTCTGGATCCTACTGTGAAGGACAGTGTGATAAAGCGGCGTGCGAATACCGGTGTTGCAAATGTATCTCAGGGCTTTCATGACAGCTACATCAAAGTCAATGCGAGCTTTCGCAATGATGCAGGTCTCAAGGTGCATATCAATCGCGAGACAGACGGTAAGTGCTGCGAGTGGTGTACAAAGATAGCAGGCCGTTACTTTTATGGCACCGAGCCTGATGATATCTACCGCCGCCATGATAACTGCGGCTGCACCGTGACTTATGAGAACGGCAAGCAGCGGCAGGACGTGTGGTCAAAGCGTTCCTGGACGTCTCCCGAGGTCGGAGCAGGAGCGCCGCCGCCGACAAGGTTCACGCCTGAGCAGGCTGCGGAGATACAGGCACGAAATATGCCACAGCGATTGACAAATGGCCAAAAAAATGGTATAATAAATACAGGTGGAAAGATTGTTGATACTGGTGGTAAAATAACCGATAAAAACTTTAATAAAGCTCTTGAATACGAAGAACAAGCAAAGAAGTTTTATGATGCTCGTGTTCGTAGTGGCAATAGCGATGTTGAACTCATTTCGGAAAACACTGGTTTTAAGTACAAGGACGTTTTAGCTGTAAAGGAACACCTAATGATTGAATCTCATCTATTTGATGACGGCTCAACCAGAAAGTTTGAACCAAATATTGATCAAGCACTTGCTTGGCAACGAATGATGGAAAACCGTACAACTGAAACAGATATGTTACTTTTAAAACATGAATTACGCGAATTAAGGTATATGAGAAAAACGGGGTGCACTTACGAAAAGGCCCATGCTTTTTCTAACCAAAAATATGATTGGCAGACTTCGATTGACTCATTGATTGACAATGATAATCTTGATCCAGAATTACTAAAGTGAGGAGGTGCTTATTATGATGACATACATTAAACTTATTTCAAATGAAAATGGATTTGTAACATACGAATATGGAAGAGATAAAGATAACATGATAGGCACTATCACTGTTGAAATTGCTAATGCTGATAATGTAGAGTTTGATTATTATAAATCGTCTCCTATCAAAAAATTCTGTTCATCAACAGGAAATGCTGTAACGCTTATTTTTAGGTTTATTAGTGAAAATAATTTCCCAAATGAATATGTTTATGCTTGCTGAACCGTTCTCACCCGAGAGCGGTTTTTTCATGCCCTGATACGAGTAGGTGATACTATGCCGAACAAAGAACATAATGATAATCTGAGAATTGAAAAGCTTCTGCTTGACTTCAACGACTATGATATGCTTGAAACGGTACGAGATCACCTTAGGAAGCTTCAGCAAGGCAGGTCAGCCAGTGCCGCAAATCAAATGGCAATTTTTCATATCAGCGAGGCTCTCCGTTTTATGGAAGCCAGACCACAGAAACATCTTCAGCGATAACGTGCATGATTAATGAAAAGATGCACGAAAGGCGGTGATATTATGGAATACGCTGAAAGAATTGAGATCACCTTCAAAAGCGGTGAAACCATATCCTATAGCAAGGGAGAATGGGACGACTATGCTTACGACGGCAATGCTGTCATCGTCAAAAAGAAAGGCGCATGGATAGGCATTTACAACTTCAATGATGTCTTTTGCGTAGAACTCAAAGAACACTAAGCACCTGAGAGGTGCTTTTTTTATACCATTTTGGAGGTGAGAAAAATGCCAAATATGCGTCCCGATCATAACGGCACGCATCGAGCACAGTTCAACTCGAACAAGAAAAAGATCTATGCGACACAGGAGATCTGCGGCATCTGCGGCAAGAAAGTTGATTTCAGCCTTAAATTTCCTCACCCTTTGAGTCCTTGCATAGATCATATCATACCCGTGTCCAGGAATGGACACCCGTCCGATATAAACAACTTACAGCTTGCACATCTGTGCTGTAACCGACAAAAATCCGATAAGCTATCACCAAAGCAGGACTTCAAAGCCGATACGGAAGTCGTTTCCAATCGGCTGCTTCCTTTGACGTTTGACTGGAAGAGCCTATGAGCCTATAACAGAAAGGAGCTGATCTGGTGAGCGAAAAGCGGCGAGGCAGACAGACTCCGACAATCTCAGTCGTTCTCCCATATACTGACTCCCTCGGAACAGAAGCCATAGCAATATATAACAGCTCAGACAGAGTTGCTCAGGAGTGGCAGGAGCTGCTCCTGGAAGATATCATGGCTGTCAACGAGGAAGGTCAATGGATACACATGAAATTCGGCTGGTCCATACCGCGCCGAAACGGTAAATCTGAACTTCTTATAATGCGTGCTGTATATGGTGTGTCACATGATGAGCGTGTACTGTATACAGCACATAGAACGACCACATCACACAATGCCTGGGAAAAATGTATTGATCGCCTTGTAAAGGCAGGCTATGTTGAGGGTATTGACTTCAAAACCACCAAGCAAATGGGCCTTGAACATATCGAATGGCTCGACGGCAAAGGTGTTATCAATTTCCGAACGCGATCCAGCAAAGGCGGACTCGGTGAAGGATACGACTTGCTCATCATCGATGAAGCTCAGGAGTACACTTCCGATCAGGAGTCGGCTCTTAAATATGTTGTGACTGATAGTAAAAATCCTCAGACACTCATGTGTGGAACTCCGCCGACGGCAGTATCATCGGGCACGGTCTTTCAGAAGCTTCGTCAGGACACACTTACCGGTGCGAATGAAGACAGCGGCTGGGCTGAGTGGTCCGTCCCTGAGCTCACCGATGCACACGATCCCGAACTCTGGTATGAGACAAATCCTTCCCTCGGATATATTCTCAGCGAGAGAACGATACGCTCGGAGCTGGGCGATGATCAGGTCGACGATAACATTCAGCGTCTCGGCTTGTGGCTGACCTACTCTCAGAAGTCAGCTATCAGCCGCAAAGAGTGGGAAAGCTACGCTGTTGCAGAGCCGCCGAAGCTAAATGAACCGCATAAGATATACTTCGGTGTCAAGTATGCTAAAGCTACATCGAATGTATCACTTGCAGCTGCCATTAAGACTACAACCGGCAAGGTATTCGTTGAGGCTATCGACTGCCGTAGCGTGCGTGAGGGCAACACATGGATAATTGATTTCCTGAGGAACCCTAATGCCGTCAGCGTTGTGATCGACGGAGCAGGCAATCAGAGTATCCTTGAACAGGATATGAAGGACGCCGATGTAAAATGTAAAGCGATCATGCCGAAGGTCAATGAAGTTATCGAAGCTAATGCATTGTTTGAAAAGATGCTGTTTGAAGATAAAATATGCCATAAAGGACAGCCTGCACTTGCGCAGGCTGCTTCTAATTGTGAGCATAGAGCTATTGGCAGCAGCGGCGGATACGGATACAGCTCGATACTTAAAGGCGCAGATGTTTCCCTGCTTGAGTCTGCGACCCTTGCTCATTGGCTGTGTGCTAAGGATAAAGAAAAGAAAAAGCAGGTAATAACGTACTAAGAGGTGCATAATGGAAAAGGAAATACTTGACAAGATCAACTCCTTTACGAGGAGAGAGTTCAAAGCAGAGGAGCTTTATGTTTTCCCTATCACGCTCTGCGATAACGAAATAGACCGTGACATGGAGCGCTTTTCTGACGCTGCACTTGAAAAAATGCAGCAGTTATTCATTGGAAAAACAGGAATATTCGATCACGATCCTACTGCAAATAACCAGGAAGCGCGAGTATTTGATACTGAGGTAGTTACAGATGTTTCGCGCACAACAAAAGACGGTCGCCCATATAAATACCTTAAGGGAATGGCTTATATGGTACGCACTGACGCTAATAAAGACCTTATTTCCGAAATCGACGCAGGTATCAAAAAGGAAGTAAGCGTATCATGTTCAGCTGCTAAGAGAACCTGCTCTATCTGCGGGGCTGATACTTATCAAAACATCTGCGATCACAGAAAAGGCAAAGAATACGACGGTATATTATGTCACCACATTCTCGACGACATTACCGACGCTTACGAGTGGAGCTTTGTTGCTGTTCCTGCACAGATAAATGCAGGAGTTACAAAGAAATATGAACCAAAGGAGGAAAAATCAATGGAATTCAAACCTATCACCACACAGGAAGAGCTTGATGCAGCTATTAAGCCTGCTGTTGATGCAGCTGTTGCAGAGACAAAGGCTCAGTACGAGGGCTATATCTCTCCTGAGGCGCATCAGACAGCTCTCGATGCTGCCAAAGCTGAAAGCAAGTCGTATGAGCTGAAGTATCTTAAGCTCGATGCAGCTCTCAAGGCAGGTCTTCCTATCGAACTGGCTGACAAGATCTCTGGTGAAACTGCCGAGGATATCCAGAAAGACGCTGAGTCATTCGCGCAGATCACCTGCAAGTCTACTCATCAGCCAAGACGCTTCTCACCTGAGCACAATGACGCGATGACAGGCGTTGAGCGTGAGTTCTACGCAAGAAACCCCAAACTGAAAGAAAACTAAGGAGGAAAAAGAATTATGGCACACGAAGCACAGACACGCTATTCCGATCTTGTACTTGCCAAGCTTCGTAATGAGCTTGTGCTCTCTGACGGATTAGTATTCAACAACGACTACGAGGGCGATCCTACTTCCGGTTCTGTAAAGATCCCGGTACGTGACACTGAGGTCGCAGTATCGGACTACGACAAGGCTAACGGTATCACAGCTACTAACGGCTCTACAAGCTATACAGACCTCATTATCGACAAGGATAAGGCTGTAAACGAGATCATCGACGGCTACGATGCTGAATCCGTCCCCGATAAGCTCGTAGCGGATCGTCTTGACAGTGCAGGCTACAGCCTCGCAGAGAGAATAGATACCGACGGAGGAACTGTACTGCTCGCGGGATCAACACCTATGAATGTGGCATCAATCTCCAAGACAAATATCTATGATACTATCGTCGATGTTCGTACAGCGATGACCAAGGCTAAGATTCCTGCCGTTGGACGTTATCTGCTTGTTACGCCTGATACAATGGCTCTGATCCTTAAGAGCCCTGAGTTCATCGGTGCATCATCTCTGGGTGATGACGTAAAGAAAAACGGCGTCGTAGGTCAGATCGCGGGCTTCCTGGTAAAGGAATGGAATGACAGCACGGCAAATCTTGCAATGCTTGCAGGTCACCCCAGATTTGCAACAAGAGTGCATGAGTGGCAGGTACCCGTACACATTCAGGATCTTGCAGGATCTGGTAAGTACATCGGCGCATCTGCTGTACAGGGCCGTAGAGTATACGCTCATAAGGTTCTCCGCAGCGTTGCTATTCGTGCTGTATACGCCCCCGGCTCTCTTACAGCTTCACTCGCTGCTGCTACCGGCGCAAGTTCGTCTGGTAAGACTGTTGTTACAGTTACCGCAGGTAATACTGGCACAACATACGCTTACAAGGTTAATCCTTCAGAGCGTGCAACTTTCGATATGACGAGCGCTGCTTATGGCGGTACATCACTCACATCTGGCACAACTGCAATTGCAGTATCCGCAGGTGATGTGATCGAGGTCGTAAACCTCAGCTCAAGCAAGGTCAAGGCCGTTGCATACCTTACAGTAGAAGCTGACGACATCGCAGAGTAATGGGAACGGCGTACTGTACTGTAAATGATATCTTAGCACTCGGATATCAATTGACAAATCAGCAGCAGGAAGCAGCCCCAAGCCTTATCGAAACGGCTTCTGCTAAATTAAGAGTGCAGGCTCAGAAATATGGTAAAAACATCGACAGTATGATAAGTGACCCCGAAACAGGTGCCGATTTTCTTCTCGCAGTAAAAAATCTGATA